GCGAAGTTGTACGCAGCCTCCGTCTGACCTGACTCGGCCAGCCTGAGCGTCTGCAGGATCGATTCCGTGATCAGGAAGCGGCTGTTCTCCATGAGTGAATATTACCACAAATAACAATCCTGTCAAGGAACAGGAAGCCGCGTGGTTTGGAAAGCCAAGGTATGCGCGGCCCACCTTGGGATTGGAGAATCACTTGCTCAGGCGCTCAAGCAGTTCGTCCATGAAGCAGGCGCGGAACTCCGCGTTGTTGACGAAGTGGTGGACCATCTTGGCCGACAACTGGGTCATGCTGACGTGCTGCGCGACTTCTTCCAGATCCATGGCCTGAGCCACGGAATCCGCAAGGTCGGAGGTGTCGATGTGGTCGGCAACCTCGGAGGCCTCGACGCTGATGCTCTCGGCGAGGTCGGCCATGTCGATGTTGCCTGCGAGATCCTGCAGATCGACACGATCAGCGACTTCCTGAAGATCGACATGCACGTAGTCGGCTACTTCACGGGTGTCGATCTCGGCTGCCACATGGCGCAGGCTCAGTTGCTCGGCAATGCCGGATGCCAGTCGTGCCTCATGCTGATCCACGATGGCGTTGACCAAGGCATTGCCGTAGGTCGGGTCGTCCATGATGGTCGCCACGTTGGTGGTCACAAGGCTGGGCTGGACGATCTCGGTGTTGACCGAAGCGATCAGGGCCCGGAGGGACGAATCGGACAGGGTGACTTGCAGTTCCATCGGTGTTCTCTCTTTCAATCTAGTTCCTAGACAGGCAGATCGGGAAACGCTCCACGACCATGCACGTATCCTAGCAGAAGAAACAAAGTTGTCAACAGTACCGAAACCGGGAGACCCGGTACTCCAGGCGTTCCTGCAGGTCAGGACGGAATGCCTCCAAGGCGTTGACGATCCGGGAGTGCATGTTCTCTCCGTAGTACCACTCATGGGTGTGGCCCACGACATTGGCATAGGTCACATGGATGGGCCTGTAGGTCTCCACCTCCTTGGTGATGGGGTCGAAGTGAACCTCGTAGGTGACATCGAGGGACACTCCGTTGCGGTCGATGCTGACGATCCAGTCGCGGGTGATGGTGTTCATGGTGTTCCTTTCTAGTTCCTAGAGTCTGACGACGAACGGCGAAGCAAGGTTGATGCGGCCCTTGGCACGAAGCCCGACGATGGAGCCGATTGGGTCAAGCCAACGGGCATCCGACTCGTCGCCATCGACAACGCGGAAGCCCATGTACGAATAGGGCAGGGGATGGTCCTTGGGCTCGGCAAACACGACAGCGGCAGTGCCACCGTAGCGCATGTAGGTGACGCAATCGTCCCAGTTGTGGCCCGAGAACGACAGCGTCAGGCGCAGGCTTGGGCTCACCCAGTGCAGGCTCTGCATGGCACGGTCGAATGACTTGGTGTAGTCGTAGTTGCGGTGGGTGTAGCGGTAGATGTTGGGTGCGATGGTCTCCCACGGGATGTCCGAGAGGACGTTGGAACGGAACGCGAAACTGCCGGGGCCGTGCTTGCGGGCTGCCTGCAGCAACTCCACGTGCAACTGGTGGAAGAACGGAACCGGGTTCTCCATGAGCAGCCGGGTCTTGTGGATCCGTGCCTGCTGCACGTTGGAGAAGCGGGACCGACCCGAGGTGATGCCGAGACACGCTGCCTCGCACTCAGGGCTGCGCCACGGGCACAACTGGTAGCCGGATGCACCTGCAGGTGCCAGGGTCAACCCGTAGATGGGCAGGTCACCCTTGGCCAACTTGATGTTGGCACCGGGAGGAGTCAGCAGTTGGCGGTGGATCTTGCGTGGCTTGTAACCACGGCGGATGTCCTCGAATGCCTGAGTCGCAGCAGCCCGGATGGTGTTCCACTTGGGCGCGGCTGCGGTATCTGTGAGTTGCTGAAGTTGCATGGTGTTCTCCCAATCGATCTAGTTCCTAGACGAGACAGGGCAACGAGCCGAGTCCCACATATCAGCATCATAACACAAGAAATAAATCTGTCAATCCCACTCGATCCACACATCCTCGGAGTGCTTCTCGGTGACGACATAGCAGATGACATTCACGCAGCCGATGCCTGGAGTGATGATCCAAAGATCTTCCTCGCCATCGACTTCGGCAGGGCAGTCCCGAACGGTCCATATATGACCCATGTTCAGGTCCCGACGATTGGCGAAGTCGAAGGCATCGTCTGCCCGTTGGAACCCGAAGGTCTGCCCATTCAGGCCCATGCAGTTCTGAAGACCGCCGGGTATGGGTCCGAACCGGGTGATCCACTCGTTGATGGTCAACTTGCTCACAGTTGCTCCTCGATCATCTCAGCGATCTGGTGAAAGGTGGCTCCACGGACATCGTTCCACTCGGACACCAACAACTTGCGGACATGGCCCTCATCCCACAGGTCAGGGTCATAGCAGGAGATTCCAGCCAGTCCTGCCCACTCAGCCACGGACCTAGGAAGAGCAGTCTCTCCGATGTCGCAATGGGACACGATGATGATGTTCCCTGCGCTTGGGTGAATGTCGTGGCCTGACACAACCCATTCGGCTGCTCCTGACTTGACCGCAAGGTCGCATAGGACTCCGAGGGCACAATGGCAGACCTTGCCGCTGGCTTCGTACTTCAGGTAGCGTGTGCCCTGCACATACTTACCGGAGCGAAGGGCATCAGCCCACATCTTCTTGATTTCAGGGTTCATGGTGTTCTCTCCTCTTGGTCTAGGAACTAGATCAGGCTCCGGTCCCGTACTCTTGGCCCGTCACCGGGTCACAATCGGACACGGCAGAACGGCGCAGGATGTCCTCGCAGCAGGTACCGCACACGACAGCACACTCGCCTGCATTGGCTGAATCGATGTCCACGGGCAGGCAGTTCCATGAGTAGCACTCGGTGGACTTGACGGGATCGCCGCAATGGTCGCAGTACATGGTGTTCTCTCCGATCAGGGTCTAGTTCCTAGACGGTGCCCCACTCGGGACACTCCCTCAGGAACAAACAGCATCCTACCACAGGATTCTTTCCTGTCAAGCCCCGTATTTCCACCTACAGATTGGGCTGTGGTATACCTTTAGGTAATCCACAGGTGCCTAGTAAAGGCTTGTATTACACCTGTCTCTTATACCTGTTTCTTCACTTAGTATTACACCTGTATAGAACCTAATAAAGGGCTATATAAGGATACCAGGGTATAAACCAAAGGTATACCCCTTACATGGTCGAACAGCGTGATGACCGTGAAAAACGACATGGTCGAACAGCGCCATGATAGTGAATCTCTGATCGTCTTTCTGAATGGGGTCGGGTCTGGTTTCTGAATCTAGTTCCTAGATTATGGGTGGCCAAATGAAAGACCCCCGGCCCCTCTTTCGAGGGAACCGGGGGCCGGAGTCTAGTTCCTAGACTGGCGTTACTTGGCGGCCTGAGCGGCGGCGTTCATGGATGCAACCAAGCGCTTCCGGGCGGCATCGATCATGGCAATGGCCGCCGCGTGATCCCCTTCCGCATACTTCAATGCCTTCCCGCTGATGGCCTTGGCCGCGTCTTCCATGCTGATGGTGCCCGTCTCGGCATCCTTGCGCGTCACCTTGCGCACGTCTTCCGTGGTTACCTTGCCTCCCTTGCCCGTGGCCACAACCTTCCCATACAGCGTCTCCACCTTCTCAGGGCTACCCTTGGCGGCGCTCGCCAGTTCCCTCAGGCCGTCCATGGGCACGGCATCGGCAACCTTCGCGCCAAGGGCCGCGTAGGAGACGCCAACGTCCTTGAGGAAGTAGACGGTAGACCGGGCTACGTGGGCATCCGTGAGGACCGTCGTCACATACTCGGCAAGGCCGATTCCGTAGGCGGTATGGACCCCCATACGGGCGCACTCGGCGATGGCCTCAGCGGCCTTGCGGAAGCCTGCATCCGCCACAAGCGCAAGGCGGACCATTTCTCCCTCTGCGGCCTTCATGGCAGGGCTCAGAATGATGGGCTTCGCTTCGGCCACCTTGGCCGCGAGTGCCTCGACTCCGGCGACGATGGGCGCGGCCTTGCGGGTAGCCTTGGGCATGGCGGGCACGGTGTTGGTGTTCTGACTCATGGTGTTCTCTCCGATCGGATCCGGCTTCGCCTCATGCGCACCTAGCGGCGCTGTCCATAGGTCTAGCCTTGATCATGCGTGTACTGTAGGGCATGGTCCGGGCCGTGTCAAGGCCTATCGGAGAAATAAATGAAATAAACGGGAAGGCTCAGCCTCGCCCGTCTAGCACCTAGACCATCCCATGGTCCCCCATTGCCCAGGCATCATGCGACCTTTGGTTCACGTATCCCCATTCGCGTCACTTGAAGCGCGACAAAAGATACACGAAAAGCGTGTCGTATGACCGTGGCCTGCCCGCAGGTGCCCCCACGGGGGGACATGGGCGACGATCACTCAATCAAACCCTTTCACATTTTTTTCCCAAAAGTACGTCCAGTGACTTGACCTTCCTCCGTGTGGGATTCCCATTACCCACATACCCTGACTCAGGGATCGTGTTATTGGCCCACCGACCTAGGAGTGGGGGCGAGATGTTGGATCAACGGGGAGGTCTACCCAAGGGCTTGGCTTCTAAGGGGCCTAGGATGCCCCAGGATCGATCCTAGACTTCCGGATGGCCTCGGAGTCATCCTCGTCTCCCGGATCGCTCTCAGAGGATCCTAGAGGGAAGACGGTATCTGTTAGGGAGGGGTTCTGACCCATGATCTGACCCAGGGATACTTCCAGGGTCCTGATCTGGCTTTCGGTCAGACCTAGGTCATGTACTTCATTCACCATTTCCAGGATCTCATGTAACAGGGTTCCCCTTAGTATACACCCTTGTAGGTCTTGAGACAGGTGTATCTTGGGGGAAGGGTAGAAGAAGAACTCCCCAAACTCATCTTCCGGCATCTTGGTGACAACCACGGGGATCTCGTAGGGAAACCACTTGATCACCATGGGAACCTCCTACTTCTTGGCTCTGTTCACCGACCTGTGGACGATCCGTAGATTCGATGCACGGTTGTCCCGGGGGTTCCCGTTCTTGTGATCGATGTCCTTGTTGTCCCCTTTTCGGACCTTGCCCTTGCGGATGGCCAGTCTCCGAACCTTGTTCCTGGAGGCACGGTCCTTCTTGTACTTCTCGGTCCCGTGGTACTTCCGGTATTCTTCCTTGTAGTCACGGTCGGCCATAAGGTCCTCGGGGCATCATGGCCTGTCGTCGGCGGTTGACGATGGCAAGACGGGACTGGGGAAGGCGCTCATAGGGGTTGGTTTTGCCCAGACCCGAGTGTTCCCATGCCTGGGCCTCGGACTGGCGCTGGCGCTGCTCCTGCTGAGTCAGGGGCTTCCTCCGCAGTTCCATCTGCTCCATGGCTGGCGTGGAGAAGAACTGGCCCTGGGATCTCTGCTGCATCTGCCCACACATCACTTGCTCCGCTTCTTGATGGGCATGATGCCCTTCTTCTGGAGTGCGGCGGTGGCAATGGCGTAGGCACGGTCCTTGGCCATGCCTTCCCGGGTCATTCCCTTGACCATCTTCTTGAGTTGCTTGGGCATGTGAAAGTTCCTGAATGTGACGTTTCGTAGGTCTTTTGAGGTGACGGTAGACGTTTTGGCACAAAGTCACTACAGAAAGAAATATCTGTAGTGATTTCTTACCAAGCCCGACATGACCAATAACGTGCCTTGGTCTTCGGACCCGGGTTGTCGCAGTTGTGTCTGGCCCGGAAGTTCTTGCGGCGACCAGGCTCGTTCTTCCGGATCTTCATGTTTGGATCACCGAATCGGACGATCTTGGTCTTGGCTCCGTCCTTGACGCACACGGCAGACTTCTTCGAGCCACCAGGCGTCTTCCAGGGCTTGTTCAGTTTCTTGCCATCGCAGGGACTAGCCACGCATCACCTCCAGTACCTCGTCGGGCACCATTTCTTTCAGTTCACGCATGGCCTTGGCCAGTGCCTTGGCATCCGCCAGCGACCCGGTCTTGCTCCTTAGATGGTCCTCGTACTTCAGGATCACCAGGCAGGCGTGGTGAACCAGCAGGGTGGCCCACTCGTCGGGGTCGTCTACATCCATGTCGTACCCCCGGGTCTGCGACCCACGGCATGTTCCATGAACCGTTCCAGTTCTTGATCCAGCAGTTCTTCCTTGCGGATGGCCATCTTCCGGTTGACATCCTGGGCCATCTGCTCCACCCAGAACCCCACGGCCATGCTGAGGACATCCAGGCGGTCGTCGTATGCCAGGGCTCCCTTGGCCCGGGTGATGCGGGACATCTGCCACATCAGGCTGTAGGTCAGGGCCTTCTCCGTGGCGTACTGCTTCACGGACTCGTAGTCATCCCGGATGACCCCGGTGTCGAAGACCAGGCGGTGCTGGTTCAGGACAGGCTCCAGGGTGTCGATGATCCGGCGTTCCTTCTGGATGTTGTGCCGGACCTCTTCCGTGGTGCAGGGATAGATCTTGACCAGGTACGGCTTCAGCAGTTCCGTGAACATGCCGTCACCGAAGTTGGACTCCACGATGATCCGGTTGACGCTCTGGTTCTTTGCAATAGTTACCAGACGTTCCATGGTCTCGGGCGCATAGCCACCCTTGAGACCGCCTGCGGCAGTCACGTACAGAAACCCGTTCAGCATCTTGACCACGGCATACGAGGTCTCGTTGTCGCCACGACCCGAGGGGTCAATGGCCATGACTCCACCCTCGTAGGGGATCCACTTGCCCAGGATGTCCATCGGGCCGTAGTAACGGTCCCCGTTGAAGCCAACGCAGGGCACGTCCTTGACCACGTTGCTGACGTTCGCGGCCCAGATCGGCTTCTCCGGGGCGTTCTCGGGGTTCAGGCCCAGCACGATCAGGTCGGACAACTTCAGCGGATACCTGTCGGCATCGCTGAGCGTCGAGTCCAGCATGAACTGGAGGGCAAATCCGGTGCGCCCATAGGCAGCCTCGCGCTCCATCAGGTCAATGGCGTTGAATCGACGGGGGTCCGTGGGCTCGTTTGGGGTCCCATCGGCCAGCATCGGGGCCAACTTGCCACCAAAAGCCACCTTCAGGCGGTCCTCGGGGTACCGGGCAGGCCAGATGCGAGTGTCGTAGCCCTTTTCGTGCAGCCCGTGGTAGATCGACTGCTCCGTCTGGGGTGTACCCAGGAACAGGATCTCTCCACCGGGCTTCAAGACTGCCTCGAACTCGGCAATCGACCCCTGCAACTTCTCCCGCATCAGGAAGGTCGCGGAGTTGTTCAGGCTCTCCACGTCATCGGCAATGATCAGGTCGGCACGTGACCCGGTGATCTGGCTGGTGATGCCCTTGGAGACGACCGATGGAGCCTGGGACGCAGGCGCAGGGCCGACATCAAAGGCAATCTTGGAGTTTCTCTGGTCTTCCCGGGGCTTCAGGTGCTGGCACAGCGGGATCTCGTTGATCAGCCTCAGGGTGAAGGTCGAGAAGTCATCCGCTCGTTGCTTCGACGCCGAGACCACCAGGATGTTGAGCCTGGGATCATGCAGCAGCCGAAACACAGCGTAAGCACTAGTAAGCCAACTCTTGCCCACGCCACGGAAAGCCTGGACGACCCGCCTCCGGGGACCTTTCTGCAGGTACTGGGAGATGTCAAGTTGGACAGGAGTCGGCTCCGGCAGCCCAAGGTGATCCCAGGCGAGGTAGACGAAGTTCCTGAAGTCCTTGAGTTTGCGTTCAAGTTCGCTCACGCGGCCTCTTCATCGAAGGGCATCAACTTGGCCAGTTGCAGCATCGGCGCATTGGCCTGCGGGGCACAGTCGATCCCGTTGTCCTTCAGAAATTGACGGGCCACGTTCAGTTCGGTGGCCGTGGCTTCCCCGCTCAGGACCTTGTTCAGGAGTTCCTGGGCCAGGGCCCCGTGGATTTTCTCCAGTAGTTCCTTGTTCATGCCCAGGTTCTCATGGGGTTGGTGGGCTGAGGGATCAGAACAGGCTCCAGAATTGCTTCTTGAGTTGCAGTCAAGGATTCCGTGAGCCTGAGGTTGGCGTGCCATCCTTCCAGGGCTTCCATCACCTGATTTCCTTGGGCATCCAGTTCCCCGGTGGGCCTTGAGATGACCCCGATGGGGTCGTAGGAGGAGACGGAGGTGGGCAGGAGGCTGATCCCGGCGTCCGCGAGGGTGCCCTCTACGTCAACCCAGGTGTCGCCCTTGAGCCAGTAGTCGTGGAAGGTCATTGCATCACCGTCCACTCGCCTGCGGCCTCGTCCCACTCGTACATCTGGCCGTCCTGCGGCATGGCCACAGGCGGCTGCCATTGGCAGGTGTCCTCGTTGAGGAGCCACGATGGGTAGGGCTGGGGTGGGATGAAGGCGTCCCTGACGGAATCCCAGGTGTACCCCTGCCCGGCGTAGTTCTTCCGGATGGTGTCGTTGTAGGAGGTCTGCACCCAGGTTCCGCCGAACGTGTCGTGGCACCATTGGGCACCGTTGGCTTCGAGGTCGTTGGAGACGACGATGACGCGGATGACCTTGTTGTCGGAGTCTATTTCTGCGAAGTGTGCCATGGGTTACGCCGTGTAAGAGCCGGATGCGTTGAAGGTCAGGATCGTGTCCGAGCCGCTGGTGGTTACGGTCGGGCTGCCCGTGGTCGTGCCGCTGTAGTTCGCGGTGGCCATGCGGAGGATCACCACGCCGGAGCCGCCGGAGCCGCCGC